CCCAGGAATTCCTGCTTGTACTGAGTCTGTGAACGTACAGCTTGTTGCTCTGCAAGAACAGAAGTGTCCTTGTGGATCAACTGTGCGCCACGGATGGAAGCACCACCAGTAGTGTCGATAACAGGTACGTTGGTAGAGACAAAGATGTCAACACCGTACAAGTTACCAATCTTACCAGTTTCTACGCCTTTGCCATTAACAAAGTCAGTAGAGGTATAACGATCAATACCCATGATAGCGTTACGCAGTGAAGGTGGTACAATAAAGCTACGACCGTCCATAGGTACGTCTGCATCGTCCATCTTCTGAATCAACGCACGGAAGGCCGCGTCAGAGAATGCACCAATGTCAGCAGCACCATCAGCGTCAAATGCTTCTAGAGCGCCAGAGGTAGTGTTGATCTGGAAAGAACCAGTGTTTACGTAGCTAGAACCATCACCGTTACCGAAAGACTTAGCCAGAGCAAACAGATCGTTGTCAACCTGCTTTGCTAGACCGTAGCCAGCATCACCAGTGTAGAACTGACGCAATGAAGCGAGAGCCTGTACTTCGGTAATGTCTTCGATAAGACGAGAGAATTCAAAGTGCTTGTTAATGTTAATCAGAACTTCTGACTCAACAGAGTTCTGGATAGTTACGGCAGTCTCTGCAACTTTAGCGTTAGCTGAACCACGAGTAGGCTTAGGAACGTGAATGGTGTCACCTTTCTTACCAGTCATGCTCATTTTCTTAACGAGGTTAGCCATTACAAGATTGCTCTTGTATGCAGCAATTACTTCGTCACTCCAGATTTCTGGGATAAACTTAGCTGCGCTAGTGTTGTCTACTGCTCCGCCCATATTGGGATATACTGATGTAGCCATGATAATACTTCCTATAAGAGATTAGTTTCGGACTCTCCCCTCTTGGTACGCTTGCATGATCTCGTCAGACAAAGACAAATACCTATCAGGGTCGGTCTGCATTAGTTTAATAATGTCTGAGCGTCTATAGACTTTGCGAGTTGCTGCTTCACCACTTCCTTTTGCACCGCCTGTTGAGGCAGTCTTAACAGCTTCTTTCCTACTTGCTTTCTCGTTAGCCGCAGTCTGAGCCACTGTGCCTTGACGTTCCTTCCAGTTAGTGAAAAGTTCATCAGCCGCTTCATAGTCATACTGCGTATCCGCTTGTGCAAAAAGCTGAGTACGAATCTTTGAGCCTTTAATCCAGTCAACAAACTTACTATCTTGTAGAATCTCTTGCATGTCAGGATGACGTTTCTGCAATTGAGTCTGCGCTGTCTGTTGTCTGTACTGCTGTGTTTGTGCTTCAGCAGCTTTGATTGAAGGATGATTCTTAATCGCTCTTTCGACAGCCTTGTCGGGATCAGAGAAAAAGTCTATATCTTCTTCAGGTTCTTGGGTTGCTTGTGGTGTTGTGTCGAGTTGTGTCTGAATGTAGTTATCAACAACAGACCGTAGTTCCCCCACTTCACTGCTCTGTCGGCCTAATAACTTCTCAGCCTCCTGGTGCATCCGTACAATCTCAGCCGTTGACTTTCCTTTGTACTTGTTAGGGATGTCATCTTCTTGAGGAGTTTCCTCTACTTGAGGTTCTTCATTAATCTGACTTACTACTTCTTCTTCGTTGGTTTCTACTTCGTCTTCTTGACGCTCGTCTATTAGTGTTGCCATTATTAAACTCCGTGAGTATTCTCATTATGGAGGTGTATTATGCAGGGCTTCGGTTAGGAGTTGGCCTTGCGCTCTTGTTGTAGCTTCTGTGCCCTATTCCTTTCCCATTTAGCAGTAGCACCCATGAAATCTCCGCTAAGAGGGTCTAGTTTAGAACGCACAGCACTTACAATTTTTCTTGCTATCTTGGCACAGTCTGGACAGGTTATAGACCTACATTCTGAATCAATGTACTTTTCAGTAGTGTGTCCGTCTTCGCATTGGAATTCAAAGATAGCTCTCATTCTTCACTAGCTTCTGCTTCTGTTGCTTCAATCTGTGCCTGAAGATTAAGTAGACTAGCTATGACATTAAGTTGTCCTTTGCGGAAGCACAGGTCATCGTTGTCTTTAGTTAGTTCTACTGAGTTAATTGTTCTAGCATTGTTCTGTAAGTCTTCTAGTAGCTGTTTCCAGCCATCAGAGCCAAACATGCTATGCATATTGCGATAATATAGCTCAAGTTCTTTGTCAATCATTCTGTTTCTCCAATAAGGACAGATGAATTAATAGTGGTGTACCTAGCCAGTATAACATAAAAGCATAAGAAAGTCAAGCGTTATTTCTTATTTTTACTTGACTTCTCTGCTGGTTTGTTGTATATAGCATCCCAATTACTAGCAAACTTCTTTGAGTCTGTCTTACGTTGGGTACTACCCTTGCCACCGTGGGTCTGACCTTTCATTTCTTAACTGGCTTCTTCTTAGGCGGTCTTCCAACCTTTGTTCCGTATGTACCTGTACCTTTTGGCATGTCATTTCCTCTTGGACTTAGCGCCAGAACATTTCCAACGCTTTCTTGATAAATTGTTAGGTGTGTTAGGGTCGTTCTGTTTATCCTTGGATAAGCCTTTCTTAATCCCCAGACTACGAGCGCAATAGCTATCGCCTTTAGATGTCCCAGGTTTTACTCTAGAGCCACCTCCTTTAGCCTTCCCTGCTTGTCCATAACTAACTTTCTTACCCGTAGAAGTTACTTTAACTTTTGCTTTTCCTGCTCTTGGCTTTGCCATTCTCTGCTCCTGTATTATCAGCTACTTGTTTCTTTAGCTGTACAATTTCATTGGTTAGTTGCTCAAACTTTACATTTATCTGAGCCACTACGTTTTCTAAATCTCTTGTGCTGACCATTACTGTAGTCCTTGTGGGTTTGGAGGAGTTGCCTGACTAGCAACATTGCCCTCTTTTACTGCTACTTCTCTTTCCTTTAACAACTGCTCTGAAATCTTTAGACGCTTCTGGAACTCTTTGTCATCTGCATCGCCAGCTTGGAGATTATTAGTAGCCGCTTTGATTCGATCAATCTCAAGTTCCTGCGGAATAGCTTGTGCTTCCACTCCCAGCTTCTGCGCTCTAGCTTGTGACTCTTGCGCCTGTCCGTTGAGTGCGGCAGTCTGTGATGCTTGGAACTGCAACTGTGCTTGCTGTGCCGCTTGCTGTGCTTGCTGTGCTTCTGGATTAGGCTGGTTAGCTTGTTCCAAAGTAGCAATCAACTCTTCACGGTTAGACAAGTTCATGTTGTCAATGATAGACGTTACCAGCTTAGGATACATAGGTTGATCTGGTGACATAGTTTGTAGCAACTGTACAAGCTGTGTTACTTCATACTCACGAGCAATAATGCCTAAAGAACTAGAAGTATGGAACTTGTAGTCGGCTACTGGGTACAGTTCAGGCTCAAACTGCATGTAGCGATAAGCGGCTTTCTGTACAAAAGGAATCAAGAAAGAATCTTGGAAGTTGATTAAGGTGCGCTTGTGTCGCTTAATAATAGCACCTAGTGACATAGAAACACCAGCGGCAGTAGCTTCACCGTTGATAGACCCTGCAATACCTGCGCTATCTATAGCACCTGTAGCTGTCTGTACCATAGTCTGTAGCGATTGCGCTTGTGCAAAGGTAATCTGATTGACTTGACCAAAGTTAAATGGCTGTAGAATCTCAGCAGGGTTGCCGTTGGTAAGTATGGTTTTCCCTGGTTGTATGCTAGGTTTAGCGCCTCTAGGCATACGAGATGCATCCATTGCCATCATTGGGTGTATGGTTAGTGCAAGAGCATCAATTCTAGCGCGTAGTTCTGTGTCTAACGCCTTCTGACTGTTATACCCTTTCTCACATACTCCTCTGCCCCAGAAGCGGCTAGGAACGACATCCCAAGGGAATGCAACAACAGGACGATCCTGCATCATGTATGGGTTCTTCTCAGCCTTTAGTAGAACACCACCGTTACCAATAACAACCATTGCTTCTGTGTAGTAGCTGTCTTCTTCTTCTTCATCAAACTCTACTACTTCTTCATCTTCTGAATCTTCTTGCGCTTGTTTCAGCAAGTGCGTAGGGACAAGGCCGTAGTATTTAGTAAGTCTAACCTTATCTTCTGGAAAGCTAGTTAGGTCTTGGTCAGGCTCTAGGTCAAAGTCACTAGAGGCAATAGATAGGGCTTCATCACGATAAACACCCTTCTCTTGTAACTGCTCTACTAAGTGGCTAGACACATATTCATCAACTGCACAGCCTAAAGCGTTGTCAATGTCTGTCGCTACAGGGTCAATAAGGAAGTTCTGTGGCATAACAGGACGTAGCTTAACACAAGTACGGTCTTTGATATTAACGCCTACAGCTTGTAACTCACCACCCATGACAGGCTGAGAAGCAGGAGACATCTCTTTTTCTTCTTCTAATACTACTTCACCAATACCTGTACCAAACACAGCAGCATTGATTAAGCACTCAGCCACGTTCTTACGAACTTTGTTCTTTGCAAAGTCTTCTTCTAAGTAACCACGTAAGGCGGCTATGTCTTGTGGGTTCTGATCTCTGACATCATCTTTAATGTCAAACCAAGAACCACGACCAAAGGTAGCCTCCTCTAGTTCAGCTACAGATGACTCAACAGCCTGCTGTAGCGCAGGAGAAATAATCTTAGATCGTTCTGACTGACGAGTCTGGTCTTCTGCTGACCACTGACCACGCCAGAGGCGGTAGTATTCGTCAAAGCGTTGTGAGTAGTTGGCTTCGTAATGATCACGCCATCCATCACACTTCTCCATTACCCAACCTTCTAGGCTTTGCTCAAGAGAAAAGTTGTCTGCGCCTTCTAGTTCCATAGTTAGTAACCTGCGTATTTATCTAAGAATTCGTAGTCCTCTTCTTCATAGTCATAAGCATAGGAGACTTTGGCTAACTGGTCTATGTATGCTAAACAATCTATCAAGTCATCATGGACTAAAGGATTAGGAAACTGGAACAGTTCATCTAAGAACTCTGTATTCCACTTGCCCTTGTTTAATGTAATGTTACCGTGTTCAAAGCGTCCTTGTAACGCCCACACGATTCTGTCTGTCTTCTTTTTGTTACCGTGGGTTAACTCTTCCACTCTAAAGAAGCGTTGGTTCTTCTTCATCTGGTCGTTGAGGTACGGACTAACAGCGTTCTTTAACGCTCCTTTTTCGATTCCGACTGCAACGGGCTTGTACTTGTTGACTGCTCCGAAGATACGTCTGGCGGTCTCTTCAACGCCCCATCGCCCATATATGATGTCAGCAACCCACCAGCCTTCCACACCCGCTTTAACCACTGCAATGCCTGTCTGGTCAAGTCTTGCAGTTTTGGTAGTTGCTTTTTGTACGTCTGCAAAGCCAGCCAAATCGACAGCAATATAGTATTCGCCATCTGTCGGCTCTTCTTCGCTAAACAATACATCTTCTTCTTTAAATAGTTCACTGCCGTGTGCCTCAAAGGATGCCATGAATTCCTGTCTAAAACTAAAGGCTGACATACTCTTCTCAGCCGCTTTAATCTCATCAGGATCTAGTAAGGGGTTGTCAAAGCTAGTGAAGTGATAACCACCCCAGTCTTCGTCTTTAGATACACTGGCGTAGGTAAACAGTTCATAGAAGTGGTTACGTCCCATTGGCGTACCAATGAACATAGCATCACCCTTCTGATCCGCAAGAGCAGGGCGTAGGATTTGCTCCCACACCTCTGGCTTCATGTCAGCATACTCATCCATGACAAGATACTTCAAGCTAACACCACGCATAGTCTCAGGTCTATCAGCACCCTTCAGCGTCAACAACGCACCGTTGATAAACTTAATCTGTAGGTTGTTGACATGGCTTGACGCTATAACGCTATGACCTAGTTCCAGCAACATCTGCCACATAATGTCTCTAGCCTGACCCTGTGTAGGGGCAACATAGAACACCTGACCTTTCTTAGATGACAAGCAGTTAAGTATTAGCGACCATGCGGCTAACCTACTCTTACCTGTACGTCTACCAGCAGCTATAACTTTAAAGCGTGTAGGGTCTTCGTAGACCTCTTGTTGCCACGGTAGCAACTCAACCTTTAAATCAGTCAAGGGATTCCTTAAACGTCTTAGCTGTCTTGGCTCTTTCTTCTTTTTTTATTACATCGTCAAAGTCTTCTGTCATGAATTTTTTAAACATGTTATTCATTGGAAATTTTGTCTTATCTAAATTTCGGCCATAAAGATTCTCTAGCCACCATTTATAGTCGGTGCTTATGAAATCTCTCAAACGCTTCTTATCTTCTGAGGTGGGGTTATTTTTTAGATTTTTAGATATTAAATCTTGTATGTCGTTCCAGTTTTTATTAACCTCTGCCCTATCTTCAGGTGTGGAAGCGGCCCGAACTTTATAACGCGCAACCTTGAAAGCATCGTCCTCTATAAATTTTAAAGCCTCGTTCCAATCTTTTTTGTTCATAGAGGTTGCTAGATCAATAATTCTGTTTCCTACCTCAGCCTTTGCATCTGTTCTTTCGTGATGTCTATACTCATGCGCCCATGTTCTAGGAGATGCGCCATCGCCTATAGCGTTTACAGTGTTAAATTCTTTAGGTATTTCGACAACTTCACCGCTATCCGTTTCGTATGTATAAGGCGGTAGTTCTCTGCCTCCTAAGTTTGGTTTTACTTGGAAACCTTTTAACTTTAAACCCTTGTCAGATCGTTGTTCTGGCGTAAATCCGTGAAACCTTGCAACACTAGGATCAATCTCGCCTTTATAGCCCATATAAGGAGCGACAGCCATTTGGAAGTCTATGTCGCCCATTTGCATTCCCTGCAAGACATTTTCATAGTCTAGCCCGTTTTCTTGGGCTATACGCATTGCTTTTTGCTCTAGGGTTTCTCTAGCCATATCAGTACGTCCACATTACAGGAGATTCATTACCGTCAAGGTTGCGGATGTCAACATGCACAAAGCTACTAGCAACTCCAATTCCTGAAAAGCCCATCTTGATAGCCTCCTCAACAATCCTAAACCGCTGTACACCGTCTGTGACTTTGATATCTGCTGCAATACCTTGGGCATGAGTTCCTGCTTTCTCCTTCTTAGCTTCTATGGGGTGGTCTTCTGAACGATAACCACTTGTAATAACGAAAGGAAACCCACATCTAGCCCTTAACAAATCTAACTTCAGTAGCAGTCTGTCACTAATCTCATTCTCACCTGTATATTGACAGGCAAACTCTTCTCTAGTGAAGTAATCTAAATCGTTGTTAATGTTATGCATCTGTGTATTCCCCGTCAATGGGTTCTTCATTACCGCTTATGATGGTAGTCTCGCCACCAACGCCAGTAATGGAAATGTTAATAGCACTCTTACCGCCAGTTTCTCTGTCTTTCTCGAAATAACTAACGGGTAACAATCTATCCATGCAGAGCTTCCAAGCCGCTGCTTGATTCTTATGGTCATCATCTAACGCGGCATTGAGAATGCTGTCTAACACCTTCCTACTCTTAGGAGATGCTAACATTCTAGCCTTATATTCGTTAATGATGGAAGCGTCACCTTTAGGACGACCTACGCTGTTGCGCTTGCCCTTAGTAACCTTGTCTACAGCAGACTTTTTAGGTCTACCTACTCTTTTGTTAACACTCACAGAATTACCTCTATTGAGATTCTTGTCTATATAGTCTATAGAGACTCTTTTCCACCGCTAAAGCTCTTTAACATTCATTAAAAAGAACTACTAGTAGTAATTACTTTTACAATGGAAAAGATGGAAAAGCATTAAAGGGTGGAAAAGCGTGTTGTTCAAACTATATAGTCTATACTAGCACACTTTTAAGCAAAAGTCAAGCTATTTGTTAAACTTATTTGTTATTTAACCTATTTTGTTACCTACATAGCCTCTAATTGCCCTGTTCAGGCTGTACCTTCTACAGCGGATCTCAGTAGTACAATGTCTCCGCAGTCGCTCCGCTATTCTTTATAGTTATCAAAGGCTTAGTCTTAATAGCTTTTAGCAATACCCTTGGTTAATTAAGTCCTATTTTGACCCTATTTTGTATCTGGGCGGGTACAGTAACAATCCTGCGCCATCAGCCCCCTCCCCCGTCCCCTAAAAAGTTATCCACAGGTTATTAACAGCTTCTCCACAGGCTCTAGAGTTATCCACAGGTTATCCACAAAGTTATACACAGGCTGGGGCGTGACTGTATAGACTACATTGGTCATATAGATTTTGTACAGTTGGTGAGTGAGTATGCTAGTGGGA